AACAGCGCCAGAACTGCCGAACGGCAGCGCGTGGGAGCAGACGATCACAAAGACAAACTTTTTTGAGCAGAACTGGTTTGTACTGAGCGGCGAATACTCTATCGCAAGGCTGGAAGGGAAACAGTTTGCCGTCCGTGTTTTGGTATCCCCAAGCGGCGGTTCTTACGGCAACCATCCGGAATACGCCGACTTATATCTCCGCTGCGATATCGGGGATGCTAAGGGGACAGCCGAAGAGCCCGGCGATCTCCCCAAAACGCCAACGTATTGGTATTTCGTTGGAGAAGCTGATGCAGGGACGGAAATCACCGTTGTTTACGGGATAACAAGCAGCTCTTCCAGCAGAAGTAACGGCACGGTCAATCTGACCGCCCCCGCGCTGCTCGGCTCGACGGTTTATTTTAAGGTCGGCGGCGTATGGAAGCAGACGACGCTATATCGCAAGGGCGGCACTTGGAAAAATGCGCTGGCAAAATTCAAAACGGGCGGCGCATGGAAATAAAATAAGGGGGAAAATCATGAAGGGAATCACTTTCGGCACATATCACAGCTACGATGATTTCAATCTACTTTTGACATCGAAGGAAGTTGCAGCCCCGAAAGTGAAAACGATTGAAATTGACGTTCCCGGTGCAGACGGGGCGCTTGATCTGACAGAGTTTTTCGGAGAACCGAAGTATGAAAACGTCACGCACAAATTCAAGTTTTCAACGATAGTGCCACAAAGCGAATTCCTTACACTTTTTTCAACCATCAAAAACGCGATACACGGTAAAATGCAGCGGATCATCCTTGACGATGATCCGCTTTTTTACTATGTCGGGCGGTGCTTCGTTTCATCTTTCACGAATGAAAAGAACATCGGCAAAATAAGCGTGGAGTGCGATTGCGAGCCGTACAAATACAAGCTTGCAAAAACCGTTGTCACGCAGACGGTGAACGGCGAAAGCGTGATTTCCCTGCCGAATCTCCGAAAGCGCGTTGTTCCGCTGGTAACGATCACAGCAGACAGCGCCCTGCATATCGTCTATGAAACATACAACATTTGGGACTTGGGCAGCGGCAGCTACACATTGCCGGAAATGGAACTGAAGGCCGGGAACAACAGCGTTTCCGTCAGCGGAGAAGGAACGATTTCCTTTTCCTATCAGGAAGCGGGGCTGTGATTATGTACAGGGTATATTGTGACGGCGCGACGCTGTATAACAGCAGCCTTGAAAGCCTGAAAATCTTCAATCCGTCCTTGGAATTGGAGCTGAACAAGACCGGCAGCTTTCAATTCACAGTTTATCCCGATCATCCACAGTACAGCGCAATAAAAAAGCTGCGGTCGATCATCACGGTTTATCAGGATGATTATTTAATCTTCCGTGGGCGCGTTCTTGACGATGAAATTGGCTTCTACAACGAAAAGCATGTGACCTGCGAGGGCGAGCTTGCTTTCCTTTTGGACAGCATCCAGCGCCCTTATGACTATTCCGGGACGGTTTCCGGCTTCCTGAATCTGCTGATAGATAACCATAATGCACAGGTGGAAGAATCCAAATGGTTCACCGTTGGAAATGTCACAGTCACTGATCCGAATGATTATATCGTCCGGTCAAACATCGACTATGTTGATACATGGACAGAGCTGCAAAAGAAGCTGATTGACCTGCTCGGCGGCTATATCGTCATCCGGCATGAAGGCTATATCAACTACATTGATTATCTGCAAGATTTCACGCTGCTTTCTCCGCAGAAGATCACCTTCGGAAAGAATCTTCTTGACCTGAAGCGGATCAGGAAGGGCGCAGACATCGCAACGGCGCTGTTTCCGCTTGGCGCAAAGCTGAAGGACGGTGAAGGCAAGGACACAGACAACCGCCTGACGGTTGCCGCCGTCAATGACGGCCTTGATTATATCGTCGATGAGGAAGCCGCCGACAGGTACGGCCTTATTTTTGCAACGCATACATGGGATGACGTGACCGAAGCGTCAAACCTTCTGGCAAAGGGACAAGCATACCTTTCCGGCCTTGTCAACCAGCCGGAAACCATAGAGCTGACAGCGGCTGACCTTGCGGCCGTTGACGCTTCCTTCAGCAGTTTCCACCTTGGAACATACGTCAAAGTTACAAGCGATCCGCACGGGATAGACCAGAATTTTCTTGTGACAAAGCTGTCTTTGAAGTTGTTAGAGCCAGGCGCAAACAAGTTGACGCTTGGTGGCGCATTAGAGGGCATTTCCGGGGCGCTTGCGGGACTTTCCGATGCACAAGGGGAAATTATACTGCAAATAGAAAATGCGTCCAAAACGGCTTCTACGGCCATTTACAACGTGGAACAGAATTTGCTTGCATCCTTGCAGGTGTCCGAAGAAAACATCAAGTCAACCGTTGCGGAAAACTACTATCTGAAAGACGATACGGACGCTCTTGTTTCCTCTGTCAGTACGCAGATTGAGCAGACGAAGGAAAGCGTTGAAATCCAGTTCAACCAGTTCAGCGCCGACATCGAAGCGGTAGCGGCTGGTACGGATGCAGAGTTTGAAGAGATACGGAAGTATATCCGCTTTGTGGACGGCTCTATTCTGCTCGGACAGGTCGGAAATGAGCTTGAATTGAAAATTAGCAACGACCGGATTTCTTTTCTTCAGGACGCCGTTGAAGTGGCGTATTTCTCGGACAATAAGCTATACGTCACGGACGGGCATTTTATCCATTCGTTACAGCTCGGCGATTTCGCTTTCATTCCCCGCGCAAACGGCAACCTGTCATTCAAAAAGCTATCGCTTTAGGGGGCGCTGGTATGGCTAAATCAGGAACGATAACAAAGGCGATCCGGACAGGCTATCAGATGAAAATCGTCTGGACGGTTGGCAGTCAGTCTGCGGCAAACAACACTTCCAGCGTAACGGTCAAGGTGCAGCTTGTATCAACCGGCGCAAGCTACACCATCAACAGCAGCGCAAGCAAGAGCGGAAGCCTGACGATCAACGGCACAAAATACACGTTTTCCTTCTCCGCTTCCCTGTCCGGCAATCAGACAAAGACGCTGTTCACAAAGACCGTCACGGTGGCGCATAGCGCGGACGGAAGCAAGACTTGTTCTTTCGCGTCCACCATCGGCATCAAGGTCACGCTTGGCGGTACATACTATGGTGATGTTACGGCATCCGGCAGCGGCACATTCGACACGATCCCACGCGCCACGACGCCCACGCTGTCAGCAAGCAGCGTAAACATGGGATCGAGTATCACAATCAATATGCCAAGAGCGGCGAGCGCCTTTACGCACACGCTGACGTATAAATTCGGTAATGCAACCGGCACGATTGGCAGCGGCCTTGGTACAAGCAAGGCTTGGGACGTTCCCCTTTCCCTTGCAAGTCAGATTCCGTCCGGCACGTCCGGTACATGTACAATCACCTGCAAGACCTACAACGGAAATGCGCTGATAGGCACAAAGACGGTATCCTTCAAGGCGAATGTCCCGGCTGCTGTTGTCCCGACAATTTCAACCGTTTCCATTACGGAAACAGTTTCCGGGCTTGCGGTGCAGTTCGGCGCTTTTGTGCAAGGAAAGTCTAAGGTCAAGATCGGCATTGTGGCGGCGGGTGCTTACGGCTCTATCATCAAGGCATACAAAACGACCGTTGACGGAAAGAGCTACACCGGCGCAGCGCCCGTAACCGGTACGCTGTCCAGCGGCACGAAATCCGTCACGATCACCGTTACAGACAGCCGTGGACGCACGGCAAAGGCCACAAAAACACTGACGGTCATTGCTTACGCCGCGCCTGTCATCCGTGGAATATCCGCTGTGCGATGCTTGGCAGACGGCACGGAAAACTATGACGGTACGCACGGTAAAATTGGCTTTGGCTTCAATATCTCCCCTGTTTCAAACCAAAACACAAGCAAATATGTTTTGGAATACAAAGCAAGGGCATCAAGCACATGGATAAAGCTGAAAGAGGGCACAGGGTACACCCTGTCAACCACGCTGATAACCGCCGCCGACTTGAATGTTGATTCTGCCTATGATGTCAGGCTATCGGTGACAGATTATTTCACCACGATCAGAAAAACCGTGGAGATACCCACGGCGTTCACGATGCTGGACTTCAATGCTTCCGGGCGCGGCCTTGCTTTTGGCAAGGTATCAGAGCTTGCGGAAGGCATTGAATTTGGCCTTCCGGTCATCTTCCGCAACGGGTATTCAATAACAGAAAATCCCGGATGGATAACGGCAAAGCTGACAAGCGACTTTGAAACATACGCCGCAAACGCCGGAAACACATTGCGATATAGGAAGGTCGGCGGCGTTGTCTATTTGAAGGGCGTTGTCACGCCGAAGGCAACCTTGACGGGCGGCACGGATAACGTGACCATTACGACGCTTCCCGAAGGATACAGACCGGAAGTGCAGGGCAATTTCATTTGTCAGGGCAGCGGGACGGCAATTTGGCTTTGCACCGTTACGGCGGCGGGGCTTGTGCGTTTCGCTCGATACAGAAACGGCGCTGCATGGGCTGACGCGCCGAATAATACATGGTTGCCAATAGATATATCGTTCATCATATGAAAAGGGGAAGGCGCGAGCCTTCCCCTTATTTTTAGTTATTCAGCTTTTCTTCCATCTGCTCCCGTGATATAATCCCCAGACAATAGAGTTCCAAGAGCGATTCTACATATACCGTTTTCCTCTCCTTGTATTCCTCTTCGGTTATCATTCCAGCGACTAACAGCTTTTCAAGCAATCCAAGCGTTTTCAATGGTTTCAGCTCCTTGTTTTGATTATATCCATCAGTCATGCGCGGTTGAATGTGCGCACAACTGATGGAAATGGACGGCGCGAAGAATCACGCCTTCAGTTTAACATCAAGCACGATCTCCGGGCTTGTCCAGTTGCCGCCCGTGCTTAGCGGCGATTTGTAGCGTGTGCGCTTCTGTTTCTGGTCGTAATATCTCACCTGCTGGCTTTTGATCCGCTGCGGCGTGTCCCGGTGATATTCAATGCGTTCGATACAGGCTTTCAGGAGCCTGTTTTTTGTTGCCGCGTCAATGTTCGGGTCTTTTAAGGCGTTGAGCGCTTCGGAAAACTGCGTGATCTTCTCTTCGTAATTTACAGGTTCGGGCATGGATTCGTAAGCCTTGCAAAGCGCCTGTCTGACTTCCTCTTTTTCCTTCAACAGCTTTTCGTTTAGCTGCTGGAAGATATGCGGCGGCATCCGTTTTGCCGGATCGGGGTCAGCTTGCGCTTCCCATTGGGCAAGCTCTTTTTCGTCAAGCTCTTTCTGCTTGGCTTCCAGATTCTTGATAAGCCGTGCGTGGAGCTTGGCAGAATCGCCTTCGTCGTTCTTCAAGCGGATTACAAAATCATTGATGCAATCCGTCAGAATCGATATTACGCGCTCTTCCATTTCGGAATACAGGCAAGAGCCGGTTTTGCAATGGGTTTGTCCGTCGCACAAAAGGCGCGGCGCTGCATCGCGGTTTTTGTATGTCCGAAGAGACATAGCACGTCCGCACCTGCACCAGATCAGACCGGCAAACGGATTTCTGACTTTCGTGTTCGGCTTCTGGCGCGTGTTCTTTCCCTTCTTGGCTTGCGCGGCGTTGAATAGCTCTTCGGGAATAATGGCTTCGTGCTTTCCGTCGTAGATTAGGAACTCCCCTACTTGTGCAACCGGGCGCGTCTTCTTGAACTCCCCTTCTTCAACGATGGTCAGCGTCTTTCGGTGATTCCACTTGACTTTCCCGATATAGTGAATATTTTGGAGCATCTTTGTCATTGCTGCCGGAGACCAATAATCCCCTTTCGGCGGCTTGATTCCCATTTCGTCAAACTTCTTGCAGATGTTTGTGCATCCCATGTCTTTGTTGACATACAGATCAAACATCATGCGTACAACGTCCGCTTCTGCTTTATTCGGAACAAGGATAGGACACTTCCTCTTCCCTTCCGTGACGAACGTTTTATCATATCCGTATGGCGGCGTATTGCCGACATAGTTTCCCTGACTGACGGACAGCAGCCGCCCACGGTTCAAAATTTTTTTTGTGTATTCCAGATAGTCATTTCCGCGCTTCAGCTCGCGTTCAAAGGCGTCCCAGTCGTATTCATCCCGCAGGTCATAAATGCGCTGCGGCGTGATGACAAGCGTGTTGGTGTGCTTCAGCAGCTTCATCAGCCGCCCTATATCTTCAAGATCGCCACGGGTCAGACGCTGCGGCTCTACCACGGCGACGGCCTTATATTTCGGCGATTCTATCAATCTCAAAACGCGGTTGATCTCCGGGCGCTCGGCTATTGTCTCGCCGGAAACCACTTCCCTGTATTTATTCTCTTCCGGAACGACCGCGCCGAGGTGCTTTTCTGCCCATTCGTCCAACATGGCTTCATGCTTGGAAAGGACTTCTTCCACAGTCAGCAGCGGATCATCCGAGCGGGATTTTCTTAAATAATCAATGACTTCTTCCGGCTTAAAATCTATCTTCGGTTGATAATACAAAACGATCAGCTTCTTTCGTGGGTTATTGTTTGATTATATTAAGTTGTCGTTCTCTTTATCCTTCTTTCTTTTCGTTCTGGCCTTTTCTATAAATTGCATTGCTGTTAGGATGACCGCAATCACCACGGAAGCAAGCAGTCCAAGCTTTTCCACGCGGTTTTCGGCGGTGAAAAAGCCAAAATCCATGTTGCTAATGTCTATTACTATATAGCTGCACAGGGCGACGGAAAGGAAGAGGCACAGACCGGCAAGCGTATAAATGACCGGCTTCCGCTCCTTTATCCCGTCTTCCAGCATCCGGCACTTTTCGCTCAGGTGTTCTATCTGCTGCTCCGCGCTGTTCAGCTTATTTTGAAGCTCGGCAACCGTTCCCGTGTCCGGCTCTTTCGGTGGCTCTATGTCAAACAGGTTGTCCATAGATAGATTCAGATATTTGCATAGGGCAGCGACATAAAACACGCAGGGGTTTGACAGCGCACCGGACAGGAATTTCGCAATGGTCGAGCGCGGTATACCGGTCTGCTCTACAATCTCGCGGTGCGTCCGGTGCTGCGCGTTCACGGCTTTCTTGATGTTCTTGTAAAGGTTGTCGCATTGTGGCTGGATTTGCTGAATAATAGTCCTGTTTTCCATAAAATCCCCCGTTATCCTAACCATACATTGATTTAATCGTCTGCGGCATAGATCATTCCGGTTTGAATGTTTACTTCTTATGAAAATACACGCTATTATGTAGCCATAGCAGGTGAGGGGCTGCAACCGATCTGCTCTGCCCGGTCACTCGGTGGCACGGTGGCCGGGCAACCTTTTACAAAAATGGTATTTGTTTCTGGTTTCAAATTTTATTGCAATTTCGTAAAATTAACCCGAAGAACATTAGTTCCCCTCTAATGAAAGGATGTCTAAAATGGATAAGTCAACATACATACACGAAATTGTCAAACTATTAGAAAGATGCAATGATGTCGAACTATTAGACCTTATTTATCAAATCATGCTCAAAGCATCCACAGGCATTTAATCCAGAAAAGCGTTTAAGCTTTTCCGCTTTTCAGAATCCATCTTACTAATTTTATCTACAATAGATAGGAATTCTTCATCACTGCGCAACTTTACAACGATGTCAGAAATGGCATCGTTGTTTTTTTGCTCTTTCGGTCGTTCCATCGGTATATCATACCCGGCAAGCCACATTTCAGCTACGTCAAGCACTCTTCCCATTTTGTATAACGCTTCTTGTTTTGGCTCATATCGCCCTGATAGATAACAGCTTATAGACGGCTTGTTAATTCCAGATCGCTCCGACAATTCAGCAGCTTTCATTTCTCTTATATCAAGGGCTTCTTTCAGTCGCTCTGACGGACTGGAAATTCTTTCGTATTGACTTTTCACATCATCACCCCTTTCTCGAAATGATAATAACACTGAAATTAAGAAAAGGCAACTAAAATTCATAAGCGGAGAAAAATAATTAAGTTTTCTTAAAATTTTGGCTTGACTTTTGAAATTATAGCAGTATAATAATCACAGAAGTTAAGAAAACTTAACCGGCAGCCAACAGGCAGAAAGGAAATTGAAATGCTTTATACAGTCTATGAGGTTTTCCCGGACGGAAAGAAATTCTTCCGTTTTGAAAACAATGACCGCTTTGAATGTGAAGTCTATGTGGAGCATCACAAGTATGACAACAGAATCGGAAAGCTTGTTATTGAAAACGAAGCCTAAGGGCGGCTAACCCGCCCGGAAAGGATAAGCCTATGTTTTGGGATGAAATGAAAAAGTTTGGCTGCCAAACGATTATCCATTGCAACGGCAGCGAAGAAAAAGAGCGTTTTTTCACCGCTTGCAAAACAAATGGCATAATCCCGAATTTATCTCCGTATGCAATACGCGACCGGGATTATTTCCGCGTTTGCAGATCAAACGGCAGATTTGAGCTTGCAGCATATCCTAAAAATCAAGTTGAATTTTTCCAGCTTGAAGTTGTGGAATGGAAAGGCATTCAATCGGGAGAGCTACAAAAATGAAAATGACTGGATGGACGTGGGATCACGCAAAATATGTCGCTGACCGCTGTGCAGAGCGCTTCGAGAGCCGGGCGGAATTTGAACGGTATCTTCTGTCTATCGGCTGGTCGGGAGATGAAATCGAGCAGATGCTTGCCTATCTGGACAGAAAAGAGAAAGAAAGATGAAAGCAAAATGTGTGTTCTGCGGCGCGGAAATCGAAGTCAGCAAGCAGCTTTTGTTTCCGGGCGAAAACCGGAAATACACCTGCGGAAAATGCACAGAGCATTGCAATAAGGTCTGTCCGCTCGGCAAAAGCGGAAGCGTGCAGGGCTGGCACTTCGAGCCGTGCCTTTCATGCAAGAGCAATCCATATAAAATCTACAATGCCGAAACGGTCTAATGACCGTCTGCCGGAGATGACCGCCCGGTACTGATGATGGCAGGTCAGAAAGGAAGGTGTTTTGCATGAGCTACAACAAGCTTCGCGGCAAAATCCGTGAGGTGTTCGGGACGCAGGAAGCCTTTGCTGAAGCAATCGGGATGAACACAGTTTCCCTTAGTCAACGCTTGAATGGGAAACTGGAATGGAAGATTTCAGAGATTGCGAAGGCGTGTGAAGTCCTTGGAATCCCCCTTTCGGAAAACGCAGAATATTTTTTTACCCGAAAAGTTAAGATTTCTTAACAGAAAGGAGCAACTACCATGCCAAGAAAAATCACGCCGGACGAACTGATTGACAGCGAGATTGCCCGTCTGCGCAACACGGAAGCCGTAAAGATGGCGGAAAAAGAAATGCGGCTCATTTACAGAAAGCGCAAGTACCTTGCGCAGCTCCGCTGGATGGAAAAGCGCGGCAAGCAGCTCATGGCTGACGGCTGGACGCTGGACACGCTGGAACTGCTGTTCAAGGACATCCCGGAAGAATAACCGGAATCCGGACAACCAGCCGACGAATAGGCTGAAACATAACGGAAAGGGAGTGTTTTTGTGAATGGTCAGCAGGATGTATATGGCGAGCCGACAATATTGAAATATCCGGGAATGACGGTCAGGGTATATCGCCCGATCCTGACTGACGAAGAGAGAGCAAGGCGCATGAAGCGCATAGAGCAACGCGCAGCGGCGTTGCTCATCGAACAAGAAAAAGCAAAAAGGAAGTGAGCGGCGACATGATAACAGATGATCCCCTTTTGGATTTTGACCGCTACGACCGGCAGCAGAACGAAGAGCTGAAAAAGCGTCCCGTGTGCTGCTACTGCGGCGAACCGATCCAAGACGATTTCTGCTATGAAATCAACGGCGAATATTACTGCGAAGATTGCCTTGATATGCACTTCCGGAAGGCGGTGGACGATCTTGTCAGTTGAGAACCAGCGACACACAAAAGGCGATCTTGCGCAGATGCAAAGCCTACCGCTTACGGCAAAAATCAGAATGACAAAGGAACGGATCAAGGCTTGGTATGAATCGTGGTGGCGTTATGAAATTTACGACAAAGCCACTGGAAAAACAAGATTCGTCACATTTGACAACCGGGACTATTCGGCAGAACCACCGATGAAAGAAACGGAATATATTGCATCAGCATTTCCGGGCGCAGTGTATGTCAGCTTCAGCGGCGGCAAGGACAGCACGGTTTTGAAGCACATTGTGGATTCCATTTATTCGGATGTCCCGTCAGTGTTCGTCAATACCGGACTTGAATATCCCGAAATACAGCATTTTGTCCGAGAAGTGAAAGCCGGGAAATATGACTGCTTCAATCCGGACGTTGAAATTCTCCGGCCTGAAATGCGGTTTGATGAAGTTATAAAAAAGTATGGTTATCCAATCATAAGCAAAGAGGTCAGCAACACAGTCAGTGGTGCAAGAAAAAACATCCGTGATGGGAAGTATTCACTTCGGCTCCGTCAGTTAGGTGTGCATCGTGATGAATACGGTGGTCTTTACGATAGCGGAAAGCATGACTACGAAAAGACAGTAACAAGATCAAAATTCACGCAAAACAAATGGCGCTTTTTGTTGGATTCTGATTTTGAAGTTTCAGAAAAGTGCTGCTACCACACAAAGAAAGCACCTTCCAAGAAATATGAAAATGAAACAGGAAGGAAGCCGCTGATTGCAACAATGGCATGTGAAAGCATGACAAGAGAAGCAGCTTGGATGAAAAAAGGATGCAATGCGTTTGATGCTCAACGGCCTACATCACAGCCTATGTCATTCTGGACGGAACAAGATGTCCTCCACTACATAAAGAAATACGATGTTCCGTATTGTTCGGTTTATGGTGACATTCAGGTGAAACCGCATGACAACGCATTGCATGGACAGATCGATTTGATTGATTATCTTGGTGCTTATGAGCCGGAAGATCAGCTTATGACAACCGGATACAGTAGAACAGGATGCATATTCTGTATGTTCGGATGTCACTTGGAGAAAGAACCAAACCGATTCCAACGTCTTAAGGAAACACATCCAAGGCAATATGACTACTGCATAAACGGCGGTGAAATGGTTGACGGAAAGTGGCAACCAAACAAAGAAGGTCTTGGGCTTGGTTATGTTCTGGATTACATAGGTGTTCCTTACAAATAGAATCCAAAAGTGCCACGGAAGCCCCAAATCTGCTGAATCTTTATTTTTCAAGGAGATTTGGCAATGAAAGAGTTCAAGAGTTTTTACAAGGAAGTCACCGGCAACGAAGGAGGGAAATGCCGCTACAACAAGCGCCTTGACACCTACGGCTGCGGCTGTCAGCACGATTGTTCTTACTGCTATGCAAAGTCATTGCTTAGCTTTCGCGGCCTGTGGGACGCTGTAGAGCCTTCAGCGGCGAGCCTTGCGCGGATCGAACGCAAGATTGCAAAGCTTGAACCGGGAACGATCATCCGGCTTGGCGGTATGACAGACTGCTTCCAGCCGATGGAGCGCCGCGAGCGGATCACCAAAGGCACGGTGGAGCTGCTGAACAAGTACGACATCGGCTATCTGATTGTTACGAAGTCTGACTTGGTTTGTGAATACATGAACATTCTGGACAAGCAGCTTGCACACATTCAGATCAGCACGACATGGATTCCGTGCGAAAAGGCAGTCAGCACCGAACGCCGGATAAAGGCGATTGAAACGCTGTATGACGCCGGTTTTGATGTGGCTGTCAGGCTTTCGCCCTTCCTGCCGCAGTTCGTGGACTTCGACCGGCTGAACAGTATCAAGTGCAACAAGATCATTGTTGAGTTCCTGCGGGTGAATCACTGGATCAAGAAATGGTTGCCACTGGACTATTCGGACTACACCGTTAAGCAATCCGGCTATCAGCACTTGCCGCTGGAAAAGAAAATCGAGTACCTGTCAAAAGTCACCGGCTTTGATGAAGTGTCCGTCTGTGAGGACGTTTCCGAACATTACGAATATTGGAAAGAATGCGTGAACTTCAATAAAGAAGATTGCTGCAATCTACGAAAGGGATGATTGAAACGAATGGTTGAAAAAACGATCCTGACAAGTCGGGAAGAATGGTTGAAACACAGGATGCAGGGCATCGGCGGGTCAGAGATCAGCGCCGTGGTTGGCATGAATCCATACCTTGACAATTATCATCTCTGGGAAATCAAGACCGGTCTTGTCGAGCCGGAAGACATCAGCGACAAGCCTTATGTGCAGTACGGCACAAACGCAGAACACCATTTGCGCGAGCTGTTCAAGCTGGATTTTCCGCAGTATCAGGTTTTCTACGAAGAAAACAACAGCTTCCGAAATACCCGGTATCCGTGGGCGCTGGCTTCCCTTGACGGCTGGTTACGAGACGAAAACGGGCGGCTCGGCGTGTGGGAATGCAAGACCACAAACATTCTGCAATCCATGCAGAAGGAAAAATGGGATCACAGAATCCCGGACAACTATTTCTGCCAATGCCTTTTTTACATGGCAGTCATAGAAGCTGACTTCTGCATTTTAAAGGCACAGCTAAAAACGGAATTTGACGGAATCCCCTATCTTCAGACGCGGCATTATTTCATCGAAAGGGACGATGTTCAGGGCGACATGGATTACCTGATGAAAAAAGGCGCTGAATTTTGGGAGTACGTCAAGAGCAAGAAAAAACCGGCGCTTCTGCTGCCGGAAATATAAAAAGGAGAGGAAAACAAGTGGAACTAAAAGTTACAGAATTGCAGATTCCCGGCAAGATCAGCTTCAACTATGAGGATTTGAAACGGGAGCTGACGGAAAAGGTCAACGTCTACGCTTCTATGGTGTACACGGATGACCAGATTCAGGCGGCGAAGGCAGACCGGGCGAACCTGAACCGGCTGAAGAAAGCCCTGAATGATGAGCGCATCCGGCAGGAAAAGGATTTCATGCAGCCCTTCAACCAGTTCAAAGCGCAAGTCAAAGAGCTTTGCGGCATCATCGACACGGCAACCGCTTCCGTGGATAAGCAGGTTAAGGCTTTTGAGGATCAGAAGAAAGCGGACAAGCTTGAAGCAATCAACGCGCTTTGGAGAGCAAAGGAAACGCCTGTATGGATGGAATGCAATGATGCAAGATGGCTGAATGCTTCCGTTTCCATGAAATCCATTGAAGCAGAAATCGACAAGCATCTTCTCCGGGTTCAGAAGGATTTAGACACACTTGACAGCATGGGCGTTGGCTTTGAAGCAATGCAGAAATATAAGACCACGCTTGACCTTAATGCAGCTATCGCAGAAGACGCCCGGATTAAGGCACAGGCAGAAGCAAAAGCAAAATGGGAAGCTGAACACGCGCAGATGCAGATTCAGGAAGAGAAGCCGCCTGTTTTGACCAATATCAATGATCCCGAAGATATTGAAAACGCTGCACCGGTTGAGCCTGTCCGCCAGTGGATCGGTTTTCAGGCGCTTCTTTCCACCGATGAAGCAAAGGCGCTGGGCGCGTGGCTTCGCGGGAACGGTATCAAATACAAGGCTATTTAAGAAAGGATGAATGAAAATGGCAGTCAATAACAGTCTTCAGAAATCGCAGAAGCGGCTTACCATCGGCTCTTATCTCACCGGCGATGCAGTCAAGCAGCGTATCAATCAGGTCATCGGCGGCAAGGACGGTCAGCGCTTCATCAGCGCGGTTATCAGCGCCGTTCAGACGAATCCCGCCCTTCAGGAATGCACAAATCAGAGCATTCTTTCCGCCGCCCTGCTGGGCGAAAGCCTGAAGCTGTCCCCGTCTCCGCAGCTCGGACAGTATTACATGGTTCCTTACAACGACAAAGAGCGCGGCAATGTGGCGCAGTTCCAGCTTGGCTACAAGGGATATATTCAGCTTGCCATTCGTTCCGGTCAGTACAAGAAGCTGAACGTCCTTGCAATCAAGAAGGGCGAGCTTGTGCGCTTCGATCCTCTGAATGAGGAAATCGAAGTCAAGCTGATTGATGACGAAGAGCAGCGGGAAACGGCTGAAACCATCGGCTATTATGCCATGTTTGAGTATGTCAATGGATTCCGAAAGGCTATCTATTGGAGCAAGAACAAGATGCTTGCCCATGCTGATAAATACAGCCCGGCATTTTCCAAGGACGGAAAAACGGTAAAAACCAGATACGGAGAAAAGAAAAAGGTTTCGTATGCGGATTTTGCTGCCGGAAATTATGACCCGAAGGACGCTTGGATGTATTCGTCTTTCTGGTACAGGGACTTTGACGGCATGGCATATAAGACCATGCTGCGACAGCTCATCAGCAAATGGGGCATCATGTCAATCGAAATGGCTTCCGCTATTGATGCAGATATGGCGGTCATCAACGAGGACGGGACGAAAGACTACGTTGAAAATGATCCGGATACCATTGAAGCAACGGCTGAAGTGGTGCAGGAACAGACGGACGCCGGTGACGTACAGGCGGCGCTTTTCGGCGGTGATACCAATGAATAAAGTGATTCTTATCGGTCGCCTGACGGTTGATCCTGAAATCCGCGTCACAAATTCCGGCAAAAAAGTTGCTTCCTATCGTATGGCGGTTGACCGCAACGTGAAAACCGAAGGTCAGCCAGAAGCGGACTTCATCAACTGCACGGCATGGGGCAAGACCGGCGAGTTTGCGGAAAAGTACCTGCGAAAAGGCATGAAGATTGCCATCGAAGGGCGCATTCAGACCGGCAGCTATGAGAAGGACGGACAGAAGCACTACACCGCGGAAATCATCGTTGACCGGCATGAATTTTGCGAAAGCAAGCGGTCTGCCGATTCCGGCAGCTATCCCGCGCCGGATCAGGGCTTCGCGGAAATCGAAGAAACGGACGGACATCTTCCGTTCTGATGGGGGGCTTTTCAGTGGCCGTAAACAGCAAACAGAAGGGCGCACGGTTTGAGCGGCAGCTTGCTTCACGATTCCGTGAATACGGCTATGACGCCCGGAGAACCGCCCAATACTGCGGCAACACCGGGGACGCTTCGGACGTTGTAGGGCTTCCCGGAATCCATATCGAAGCCAAGCACCAAGAGCGAATGCAGCTCTATGACTGGATGGCACAGGCCAAGCGGGACGCAGCCGGGACGGACAAGCTTCCGGCTGTGTTCCACAAAAAGAATAATGCATCCATCCTTGTGACGATGGAATTTGAAGACTGGATGCGGCTTTTCACCGAATGGGAAGCCGGTCAGGAAAGAAAGGAATAATCCGATATGAGAAGCAAAAGCAAGGCGTATCTGCTCACGACGCTGTTCATGGCAATGATGCTGTCGATTCTTTACTTTATCACGCTGGCAAATCCGGGCGCGTGGAAGTGGTACGGAATCATCTTCGGCATTCTCGGCGTGATCTATTTCACGCTCTGCCTGTATTCGTGGATCGCACACTGAAAGGAGAAAAGAAAATGAAAGTTGTCATTGATCCCGGCTGCTATATGCCGGAAAGAGCGCACGAAGACGATGCTGGGCTTGACCTTCGGACGCCGCATGACGTGGTTGTTCCTTCCTTCGGCTCTGCCGTGATTGACACCGGCGTACATATGCAGATTCCGGTCGGTATGGTCGGGATGCTGAAAAGCAAGTCCGGTCTGAACGTCAAGTCCGGCATCACGTCCGAAGGCGTCATTGACGCCGGATACACCGGCAGCATCGTTGCCAAGCTCTACAACCACAGCGGCAAAACGTGTCTTCTGAAGGCAGGATCGAAGATTACACAGATAGTCATCCTGCCGGTCATCAAGCTTCCGCTTGAAGTCGTGGACAAGCTGGACGATTCCGAGCGCGGCAGCAACGGCTTTGGAAGCAGCGGGGTGTAATGATGGCAAGGATCAGCAACGTTGAAGTTTTCGGGCTGGAAAGAGCAATCAAGACCGCGAAATATCCGAAAGCCGTAAACATTGAAAAGCTCAATTCCGAGCTTATCACGGGGCGGCATTGACCGCCCCACACACAAAAGATGAAAGGGGCTGACAACATGACACAATGCGAACGCATACAGCGACACCTTGAAGATTACGGCTCTATCACAAGCCTTGAAGCTATGCAGGAATACGGGATCATGCGTCTGGCTTCCCGAATTTCTGACCTGAAGCAGATGGGCGTCCCCATTGAAAAAGAAATGGTCAGCGGAAAAAACCGATACGGCGAACCGACAAGCTTTGCCCGGTATTCCCTGAAGGTGGTGGGAACGTGTGGCTGATGTAAAGTGGATCAAGATCACGACAGACATCTTTGACGATGAAAAAATCCTGCTGATTGAAAGTCTGCCGGACGCTTATTCAATCATTGTCGTATGGTTCAAGCTGCTTTGCCTTGCCGGAAAAATGAACAACAGCGGCGTCTTTATGATGAACAACCAGATCGCCTATACAGACAAGATGCTTGCAACGATTTTCCGAATGAAAGAAAGCACGGTGCAGCTTGCCTTGCAGACCTTTGAACAATTCGGAATGGTTGAAATCATTGACGGCGTTATCACGATTCCGAACTGGGGAAAGCATCAGAATCTTGACCAGCTTGAAAAGAAAAAAGTAAGTCAGCGGGAATATATGCGGCAATACCGGGAAAAACAAAAGCTTCTTTCTTGTAATACTTACAGTAAGGCTAACAGTAAGGCTAACAGTAAGGCTAACAGTAAGGCTAATGTTAGCCGCCCAGAAGAAGATATAGAAGAAGAAAGAGAAGAAGAAAAAGAAAGAGATAAGATAGATTATAAGGGCATCGTTGCTGCCTTCAATTCCATCTGCGTTTCTTTTCCTTCGGTCAAAGCTCTTTCTGACGCTCGGAAAAAAGCAATAAAAGCCCGGCTGAACACCTATTCCCTTGACGATTTCAAGACGCTTTTTGAAAAGGCGGAAGCTTCGTCTTTCCTGAAGGGCAAAAACAGCAGCAACTGGTCGGCAACGTTTGACTGGCTTATTAAAGATTCCAACATGGCAAAGGTGCTTGACGGAAATTATGACGATAAGCCGGTTACATACCGGCAGACCGGCAAAACGACAAAAGCCGACGAACTGAACGACTTTTACAACATGGCCGCTGAATGGGCGAAGGGAGAGTGAAAAAGTGGATAAACAAGAATTTGGAATCTTTGCTTCGGCGCTTCGGACGTACTTTCCCAAAGAACAGATTCTGCCGAACAAGGAAGCCATGGAACTTTGGTTTCAGGAGCTACACGACATCCCGTATGAAACAGCAACAACCTGTCTTCGGAAATGGGTAAGCCTGAACAAATGGTCTCCGTCCATCGCAGAAATTCGGGAAATGTGCTCGGTGATCGTCAACGGCGAGCCGCGGGCATGGCAGGACGGATGGGACGCCGTTTTGACGGCAATCCGGAAGTTCGGCTATTACAATCCAAAAGATGCAATGGCATATCTGGACGGCGTTGATCCCATCGCGGCAAGCTGCGTTCTGAAGATGGGATGGAGAAACCTTTGCACTTCGGAAAATGCCGTTGCAGACCGCGCCGCATTCCGGGGCTGCTATGAAATCATGGCGAAGCGCGAGCAGGAGCAGAAACAGCTTGCGCTTCCGCTTCAGGAAGCAATCAAGGGAATACAGCTCAAGGGCATGGATGGCGAGATTTTGAAGATCGGGGGCGCGTAATGTTCAACGCTGCATTCAATGTGCATTACCGGCAGGAAAAACCGCCCTGCTACCAAAACGGCGAGGACTGCAAAGAACGCCGCGCAGGTTGTCACGCCGAATGCGAAGAGTTCAAAGCGTACCGGCAGCGGCTGGAAGCCGAAAAGAAAAAAGCAAGAAAGACCTTCGACGCAGAATCCGCTGCTGACGAATTCAGGATCATAGCCACATGCAAAAACATGAAAGGAAAACAGAGACAGGTATAAAAACATGAAAGTCTATATTGCCGGAAGGATTACCGGCGTTAAGAATTACGCTGAACAATTCCGCAAAGCTGAAAACTGGTTGCTTGAAAACGGTCATATACCGTTGAATCCGGCAACGCTGCCGGAAGGAATGGAAAAAGCTGATTATATGCGCATATGCCTTGCAATGCTTGATTCGGCTGATGAAGCGTGGTTCTTGCCGGGATGGATTCACAGCAAAGGCGCAAAACTTGAAGCAGAATATTGCAAGTATACGGAAAAGCCATGCAGATATTTTCAGGAAATGGAATAGGGGGATCAACTGAATGATGTACAAATACGGCATGAGGGCGCGGGGCTTTGCCCCGTGGTGTCAGCCTATGAAGGCAATTATCATGGCCGAGAAGGACGAAAGCGGCAAGTATCACAATATCCTGTTCTATTCCGAACCGCTGACGCAGCGGCAGCTTGAAGAGTTCGAGCTTGATTATCTGGGGGAGTGTGAATTCACCTGCGCCGACTGCGCTTGTTACCGGTGCGAGCACTTGCATCACTGCTATGGCCAATGTGCAAAGAGAGGATGTGCAAAATGACGATCCAAGAATGCAAACGCCGCGAACGTATTTACAAGAAGCTTGTGGAAAAGTTCCTGCCGACATTCACATTCGACAGCAACGACATGACACCAGAAGAGCTGGAATGCATTAAGGTTGCCCTGCTCCGCTCGGTTGCAATCGAAATGCTGAACATTGCGGATTTGAAAAAACGAAAGGACAGCGAACCGATGTTTGAAGAAAAAATCATCTGGCACGAGATCACGACGCGCCCGTTGACAGAGGAAGAAAAAGCCGAGTACACCGAGCGCGGGTGTGCTGACTATGAAATCCCGGAATATTTTTTTTCCTGCGAAATGCCGAAGGACGGGCAGGAAATCCTTGTCGTTACAAGCTGGGGCGTCTCGCAGGACGTGTGCGTGATCGACTACGATGAGTGCAACAACCTGTCCGAGCTTGAAACACGCGGTGATTGGGACGGTGTGAAAGCATGGGCGGACATGCCGAAGTACAAGGGGAAAGCCGATGAGCAGCAAGTCTAAAAAGCGCCGCCCGGAGCGCGTGAGCATGACAAAAGCTGTAACAGCCGCCGAAATCATGTTCGTGTGGGCTTGGATGGACGTTTTTCATCCTTCCCCGGACGATGTGCAGAAGCTGAAGGCAAGCCTGAACAACGTTGCCGAAAGCGTCAATCTCGGCAACCTGAATATCCGGGAAATCCGGGAAGCGATCAAAGATGAACACGGATGGGAGATCAAGTGATGTTTCATGTGAGCGGAACACGAAAATGCGAAATCTGCGGCAAGGTTTTTAATCTTATCAGCTATAATCAGCGCTATTGCGGCGAAACGTGCAAAAGAGAAGCAAACAGTATTCTCCGCCACGAAAGATATCTGGCAGAAAAGCTGAACAAGCTGAACGCGCAGATAAAACCAAAGCACGACACGCTTTCTGAAGTTGCACGGAAGGCAAACGCTATGGGGCTTACATACGGGCAGTATATGATTTTGCAAAAAGGACGGTGATTGAATGACAGACGTGAAGAAATACCTTTCGCAGATCAGGCGTTACGATTCCCTTATCAACGCCAAGCTGGAAGAACGTGATCGGCTGAAGGCAATGATGACAAAGGTCACGCCCACGCTGCGGGACGTTCCTTCTTCCGGCAGCGGTGGACAAGACAAGATTTCGGACGCTATGGCAAAGCTTATCGACCTTGAAGCGGAGATCAACCGGGAAGTTGACGCCCTTGTTAACGCAAGAAATTCCGTGGTCGGCACAATCGACAAAGTAGCGGACACACAAATGCACGAGGTTCTTTGCAAGCGGTACATAGCATTTAAAACATGGGAGCAAATCGCGTTTGAAATCGGCAAATCCTATCAATGGACGTGGAGCATTCACGGCAAAGCGCTTCAGGCGGTGGAAGAAATCCTGAAAAAATCCGAAAATAATTACAGCAGTTGATAGAAATTGATAGTTGAAATGTGATATTGTTATTGTAGAAAAATTATACAGATGGCGATCAGCCAGCCGGGTTTTGCTCCTTTCCCCGGCTGGCTTTTATTATGCCTTGAAAGGGTTGGTTACATGGGTAAATTGCAAGAGCGTTTCCTATGCCCCACCTGTTTCCGTATTTGATACCAAACAGGGCTATTGGCAGAAACGGAAAAACGAATGGAAAAGCATAGGGCTTGACAGCGCAGCCGGGAGAAAAGAAGCGCTGATTAGCAAAGGGTTTGCACAGCTCGCACGAATGAGAAGCGAAAATCTGACAGGGACATCAATCTTTGATCCGGTACTTTGTGAAGTCCTTTATAACTGGTACAGTCCCAAAGGCGGCATAGTGTTTGATCCCTTCGCCGGTGGCTCGGTTCGCGGCGTTGTGGCTGAAATGCTCGGACGGCATTACATCGGCATTGACCTTTCCGAAAAGCAGGTTGACGCAAACCAGATGAACGCTGACACTTTGGGCGTGTGTCCGGTCTGGTGGTGTGATGACAGCCGGAACGCAGATAAATACATAGCAGACGAAACAGCGGATTTTGTTTTCACTTGTCCGCCGTATCACAATCTTGAAAAATACAGCGATCATCCGTTGGATTTGTCCAACATGAACTATTCCGATTTTTCGGAAGCATACAAGGAAATCATTGATATATCCTGCCGCAAGCTGAAAGAAAACAGTTTTGCGGCTTTTGTTGTTGGTGAAATTCGAGATTCCAAAGGCGCTTACCGGGATTTTGTGGGGCTTACAAAAGCTTTATTCAGGGAAAACGGGCTGCATCTGTATGCTGATTCCATTCTTTTGGAGCAGTATGCAACAGCGGTTATGCGAGCCGGTAGACAGTTTGAAGCGAGAAGAAAGCCGGTGAAGGTGCATCAGAATGTTCTTGTGTTTTACAAGGGCGATCCAAAAAAGATTGAAGGAATCCGGCAGCAGGATATTGAAAAGGCTGATTTATCAAAGTTTTAATGAAGGGCGGTGATGATTGTGGCAAAGCTGACAGCAAAACAGCAGCGTTTTTGTGATGAATATCTGATTGACCTTAACGCGACGCAAGCCGCAATCAGAGCCGGTTACAGCAAAAAGACGGCGCGTGTGATAGGAGCGCAAAACTTATCAAAGCTTGCCGTGAAAAACTATATAAACGAACGCATGAAAGAAAAGGAAGCTGAACTGATCGCTGATAGTGATGAAGTGATGCGTTATTTAACATCCGTTCTTCGCGGACAATCACAGTCTGAAGTTGTCGTTGTTGAAAATGTCGGCGATTACATGAGCGAAGCGCGGCTTATTCAGAAAGCGCCTGACGAAAAAGAACGCCTGAAGGCCGCCGAGCTGCTCGGCAAGGCGCACCAAATCTTTGTTGATAAAGTTGAGCAGACCGTAGACATGGATTTAAACATCACAGTTGATTACGGTGATGACGAATGAGCAACCGCAGCAAAGGGAACAGAAAGGCACAGAGGGAAAGACGATATGAGCGCCGGAAGCTGCGCCCGGAAAGGCAGAAAGAAAAGCACGTTCTGATTGACGGCAATTACTCTTTCTTCCCTGCTGCATACTGCAAGCATTATCAGGCGTGGCTTACGGTCGGCCTGATGCAAGTTCACAGATGCGCGGAAAGGCAATGCGGACGGCTGGAAAAAGGAGAAATTACGAATGAAGATTAACGTTCTCGGAACAGAATACACACTGACCGTATGCAGCGAAAATGAAGATTTGCGCTTGAACGGGTTTGACGGAATTACCGATGAAACCACCAAAGAGCTGCTTGTTGAATCCTACGAAAAAGACCGGGGCGATCCGAACTGCAAGAAAAACCTGCAAGTGCAGATCAACAAGGTCAAGCGGCATGAGATCATCCACGCTTTTCTTTTTGAAAGCGGTCTGGCCGAAAATTCCGAATGGGCGCAGAACGAAGAAATGATTGATTTTTTCGCTATCCAGTTTCCGAAGCTGCTTGAAGCGTTCAAGGCGGCTGATGCTTTGTGAATATCAACGTTCAAGCAAATCCATGTTTCAAAGAGGTTGACCGCAGCACAAAGCGCTATATCGTAATGAAAGGAAGCGCCGGATCAGGAAAGAGTGTTGACACGGCGCAGAATTACATCCTGCGTCTGATGCAGGACAAAGGCCGGAATCTGGTATGCATCCGCAAATCCGACATAACGAACCGTGACAGCACCTTTGCAGAGCTTACAGGCGCTGTATATCGAATGTTCGGCGATCAGGCGGAACGGTATTGGCAAATCAATATGTCGCCGCTAAAGCTGACTTGCAAGGCAAACGGCAATCATATCATCTTCCGGGGGATGAACGATGACAAGCAGCGTGAAAAGCTGAAGTCCATCACATTCCAGCGCGGCAAGCTGACGGACGTTTGGTGCGAGGAGGCAACCGAGCTGACACAAGCTGACGTTGAAATCATAGATGACCGTCTGCGCGGCGAGCTGCCGCCCGGTCAGTTTTATCAAATCAGGATGACTTTCAATCCGGTGAATAAGAATCACTGGATAAAGAAGGTCTTTTTTGATATTCCTGATGACAACGTGCTGACACACCACAGCACATATCAGATGAACCGCTTCATTGACGAAGCATACCGCGCCAGAATGGAGCGCCGCCGCCTTGTCGATCCGGAAGGCTATAGAATCTATGGCCTTGGCGAATGGGGCGAGATCGGCGGCTTGATTCTCCATAACTGGGAGATCAAAGAAGTCAGCCTGAATCTGAATGATTACGATGATATAGCAATCGGGCAGGACTTCGGCTTCAACCACGCAAACGCGATCCTGCTGCTGGGCATCAAGGACGATGACATTTCCATACTGTCTGAAATCTACGTCTTTGAAAAGGACACAGCAGAGATCATCCAGCTTGCAGCCAGCATTCCACGGAATAAACAGATGTGGTGCGACAGCGCCGAGCCTGACCGCATTAAGATGTGGCAGAAAGCCGGTTTCCGCGCCCGTGGCGTGGACAAGGGCGGCAGCGCCGGAAGCGTCAAGGCACAGATTGACTGGCTCAAACAGCGGAAAATTTTTGTCCATCCGCATTGCGTGAACACCATTAAAGAGTTGCAGCAATGGAAGTGGAAAAAAGACGATAAGTCCGGCGAATACCTTGACGAACCTGTCCCGTTTCAGGATGACGCAATGGCAGCGCTGCGTTACGGCGTGGAAAGCTGGCGCAAGGTCAAACGCTGGCTATATTAAATTTTTAACATTGTGAAAGTGAGTGCCACAATATGGACGAATACGGAAGAAGGCTGACCGCCGTGGAAGAACGATCTAAATCCAACACGCACAGAATCGATGAGCTATACAAAAAGCAGGAAGAAATGATCGAAACGATTAAGACCGTCGCTGTCATGGCGTCCGAACAGACGCATATTAAAGCGGATGTTGCCGAGATCAAAAGCGATGTAAAGAAGATCATGGGCAGGGATGGCAGACGCTGGGAAATGGTGGTCGAAAAGGTCATCCTTCTTGCCGTCGCCGCAATGGTCGGCTATGTCCTGCTGAAAATCGGGCTTCAGTAAAAAAGGAAGGTGAAAATCCATGCTTTCCATTGAGGAAATCAAAAGTTTTATAGACCGGGACGCATCCAGCGACAAGAAAAAGCTTGCGCGTATCGGCTTGCGTTACTACGAAGGAAATCACGACATAAAGGATTATAAACTCTTCTTTATTGACGCAGACGGCAAACTGAAAGAGGACAAAACAAAATCCAACATAAAAATCAGTCATCCGTTCTTCCGGCTGCTGGTGGATCAGCAAGCACAGTATATGCTTTCCGGTCACGGCGGCTTTGTGAAGTCCGATGATCCGAAACTTCAGACCGAGCTTGACGCCTATTTCAACGAAAATGAATCCTTCGTTGCAGAGCTGTCAGCGTTGATTACCGGCGCTGTTTCTGCTGGCTTTGCATATATGTATGCATACAAAAACGAAAGCGACAGGACGGCGTTTCAGTACGCTGACGGAATCGGCGTTGTGGAAGTCAGCGAGAAAGAAGCGGAAGATAAATGCGCCTATGTGATCTATTGGTACATTGACCGCATTTGCAAGGATAACAAGAAGATCAAGCGTATTCAGGTTTGGGATAATGAAAAAACATATTATTTCAAGCAGGAAGACGAAGGAAAGATCGAGCCTGACAACTGCTTCACACAGAAAGAAAGCGGTAATCCAGTTAACGAGCGTAAGCATATCATTTACGAAAATGATGACGACAACGACGGGACGGATGATAAAGGATATGGCGTCATTCCCTTCTTCCGGCTGGACAACGGAAAGAAACAGATTTCCGGCTTAAAAACCATCAAAGCCCTGATTGATGATTACGACCTTATGAACGCCGGTCTTTCCAACAATATTCAGGACACGAACGAAGCCCTGTATGTGGTGAAGGGCTTCCAAAGTGACAATCTGGATGAGCTTATGACGAACATCAGGGTAAAAAAGCACATCGGCGTTGAAGGCGGCGAAGGAAGCGGCGTGGACATCAAGACCGTTGACATCCCCGTGGAAGCCCGGAAAACGAAGATGGAAGTTGACGAAAAGAACATCTTCCGTTTCGGTCAGGGCGTGAACACGGAAGCTCTGAAGGACACCAGCGCCACCACGTCCATTGCAATCAAGAGCGCCTATGCAAACCTCGATCTGAAGTGTGACGGCTTGCAGCCGTTCCTTCTTCAGTTCATGCGGAAGCTGCTGAAGCTGGTGCTGAAGGAAATCAACGACACGCAGAACACGGATTACGAACAGAAGGACGTTTACTTTGACTTCGAGCGCGAGATTATCACCAATGCGCAGGAAAACGCGCAAATTGATCTCACCAAAGCGCAGGAGCAGCAGACGAAGATCACGACGATCCTGAACACGTCCGCGCAGCTTGGGCAGGAATTGACCATGCAGCTTATCTGCGAAGCGCTTGAATTGGACTATGACGATGTAAAGGACAAGCTGCCCGCGCCGGAAGATGATCCGACAGCGGCAGCCAAGACCGCGCTGAATGGCATTGTGCCGGAAGGTGATGAAGTGTGAACCGATGGGAAAAGGAAGTCCAGCAGTCCCTTCTTGATTCGGAAGAATCGGCTCTGAAGGAGCTTGAAGCGCAGTACGCACGAGCGCTGAAAGACATCAATGAAAAGGTCAAGGGCTTTCAGGCTGACATTGACCTGCTGGATGAAGCGTTGTCGCAGGACGGCTTGGATGACGCTGCAAGGGCGCTGCTGCAATCGCAGAAGCGGTCAAAGGTTTATCAGCAGCAGTACCAGAAAGCCCTTCAGGGGCAGGTCAGCGGCATTCTGGACAAACTCCACGGTGACAATTACGCGACCATTGACAAATACCTGAAAGGATGCTATGAGGACGGCTACATTGGTACGATGTACGACATTTCCCGGCAGGGCGTCCCGGTCATCGCGCCGATAGATCAGGCCGCAGCAGTCAAGGCTATTCTGACAGATTCCAAGGTCAGCAATGGCCTTTATAATGCGCTCGGCGTGGACGTTGCCAAGCTGAAAAAGACCATCACGCAGGAGATCAGCCGGGGAATTGCTTCTTCCCTTCCCTATCGTGACATTGCCCGGAACATCGGCAACGTGTCCGGCGCTCCATTGTCCAGAGCCAAGACCATAGCCCGGACAGAAGGCCACAGAATACAGCAAATGTCAACAGTGGACGCACAGCAAGCCGCCAAAGCCAAGGGCGCGGACGTTGTGAAGCAATGGGATGCTGCGCTTGACGGGCGCACAAGAGATTCACACCGGCGCGTTGACGGCGAGATCAGAGAGCTTGATGAAAAGTTTTCCAACGGGCTTATGTTTCCCGGCGATCCCAACGGCAGCGCCGCCGAAGTGGTAAACTGCCGCTGCACGTCCAACACACGGGCGCGGTGGGCGCTCGGCGAAGAAGAGCTGCAAACGCTCAAAGATCGTGCTGAATACTTCGGGCTTGACAAAACGAAAAATTTTGAAGAATACAAGCAGAAATATCTTACGGCGGCTGAAGAAAGCGAAAAACAGTTTGGCGTCAGATATGGCGATAATGCGATTGACGTTGACTTTGGTTATATAAATTCTAAGAGCTTTGAAAATAAGTTCTCTCGGATTACAAACAATCCAAAGGCCAACAATGCCGTTTATGATATATCTAAGACCATGCTGAAGCATTGTGACGGCACCGAACATGAAGATATGTATTTATTGAGCATGGACGGGGATGTTATTTCTAAGGTCACCGACAGCGTTTCAAGGTTTGGCATCAATTATTCTGATGAATTCAAAAAGGCATTGGCAGACGTAGCACGGAACAACACGCCGGTCATTGCTGTTCACAACCATCCACACGGTACACCGCCAAGCATAGATGATTTCAGAAAAGCCTTTGAAAACAAATATGCAATAGGAATTGTTGTCGGACATAATGGTCAAGTGTATTCTTACATCAACAGGGATTCTGAAATATCCGCAAAGTTGGCCGATCAGATAGCAGATGATATAGAATTCCTTTATAGAATGGGCTGGGATATTGACAGAGCTTCGCAAGTGGTATATGATGAGCATGGATTGAAGTATACTATTTTGGAAGGGGTTGATTAAATGTCCACTATGCGCGATAAACGTGTTGACGGTGAATATGACCGCCCTTTGCCTGAAAGAATTACCGAGCCTACGAAGGAAGAAAAAGAAAGGCTTGAAAGACTGCTTGAAAAATATCCACGCCTAAAAGAAAAATAAAAGCACCATGCATCCGCACGGTGCTTTTTCTATGCCATTTAGTTTTAAGATAGTCGCAAGTTGGTTGCAAGTTGATACCAACTTGCAAGTTACAGGCAAGTAAAAAATCATAGTGGTATCAAGGGTTTGCGGAATCGCAAGCCCTTTTTTCATACCAAAAATAAAATTAAGAAAGGTGGAAAAACAATGAAAAGATGTTGGAAGAACTGGATCAAGGCTGCGGGCATCCGTGCGCTGAAGACCGTGGCGCAGACTGCGGTTGCTACCATTGGAACGACTGCGGTTATGTCGGAAGTGGACTGGATTATGGTTGGAAGCGCTTCCCTGCTGGCCGGTGTGCTGTCCCTGCTGACTTCCCTTGCCGGTATTCCGGAAGAGTGTCCGGAAGAGGACGAAGGGACTGACGCCGAATGAGCGTTATTGAAAAGGCGATATCCCAGATGGAATCGTGGGCGGACGATCCCGCCCACGGTTACGACCAGCGTTACAGATGGGGCGAATACGGAGATTTTGACTGTTCTGCCGCTGTAATTCAGGCGTGGGAAAACGCCGGTGTGCCGGTCAAGAGCAACGGCGCAACATATACCGGCAACATGCTTGCGGTTTTCAAGCGCTGCGGCTTTGAGGATATCACAAGCAAAATCAACCTTTCCACCGGCAGCGGCCTTGTCCGCGGTGATGTGCTTTTGAACGTAACACACCATACCGCTATGTATTGCGGCAACGGCTATGAAGTCGAAGCGTCCGGCAACGAAAAAGGCGGCATCACAGGCGGTAAACCGGGAGATCAGACCGGGGGCGAGTTCCTGAAACGCCGTTATCGGAATTTCCCGTGGACAAACATTTTGCGCTATACCGGCGCAGGGAACACCGCTTCTTCGGCTATCAAGGAAAACGGCAGCACGGGCAAGACCTACACCGTCAAGGCCGGGGATTCCCTTTGGAGCATCGCGGCAAATCAGCTCGGAGACGGGACGCGCTGGAAAGAAATAAAAACGCTGAACGGACTGGCTTCCGAGCTTATCCACGCAGGGCAGACGCTGAAGCTTCCCGGCACTTCCGGAGAAGCCGCAGAAGCGCCCACAAGCGGCGCAGCGGAAACCTGCACCGTTACCCTTCCCCTGCTGAAAAGAGGGCACACGGGGCTTTCTGTAAAGGCTCTGCAAACGCTTCTGGTCTTGCGCGGAATGTCCGTGGACGTTGACGGCAGCTTCGGCGAGAAAACCGAAAGCGCTGTAAGGTCGTTCCAGACGGCAGCGAAGATTCTTTCTGACGGCGAGGTCGGAAAAGATACTTGGAAAGCCCTGATCGGCTGACCGAAAAAACAGATTAAAGCAGTTGTTCGGAAATCCCGAATAGCTGCTTTTTTCATAGTCCTGAACGAGACGTTTAAACCGTTCAAGATCGTCCTTGCGCCGGACGCTTAAACAGGCGCTTGTCTGCGGTGACACCGCGATTAAAAACAACGACAAAGGAAGGTATACACAATGGAATTTCTGAAAGAGATTTTGGGCGAAGAGCTTTTCAAGCAGTTTGAAACGGCGGTCAACGCCTACAACGGCAGCGAAGCAAACAAGGACAAGCAGGTTAAGCTTGCCAATCTTGGCGGCGGTGAGTATGTCGGCAAGGGCAAGTATGACGCCCTTCAGGCACAGCTTGACGGCAAGGCCGCCGAGCTTGACACGGCTAACGGCCTGATTGCCGAGCTGAAGAAAGGCACGAAAGGCAATGAAGAGCTTCAGGGTAAGATCACCGGCTATGAAACGCAGGTGCAGCAGCTTCAGGCAGAGCTTGAAAAGACGAAGCTTGAAAACGCGATCCAGCTTGCTCTTCGTGACGCAAAGGCGGTCGATCCTGACTATCTGGCGTTCAAGCTGCGTGAGAAGTACAGCGCCGATGAGCTGAAGCTTGATGAGACCGGCAAAGTCAAAGGCATGGATGACAAGTTGGCCGGTCTGAAAACGCAGTTCCCGAATCAGTTTGAAAGTGCCGGGCAGAAGAAAGTCAAGGAAAACAAGCTGCTGGAAGGCGACCACGGCGGCGGTGAAGCCGAGCCGAAATCCCTTGAAGACGCGCTGAAACTGGCCTATGAGCCGAAAAATGAATAATTAAGAAATGAGGTAAATTACTATGGCTATGACCCTTGCTGAAATGAAGGTCGGTATGTCCGACAAGGTTTCCCAGCAGATTGTTGATATCTTTCTGCGTGAATCCGAAATTCTTCAGATGCTTCCGTTTGACAACTGCGTTTCCCCGCAGGGCGGCAGCACTCTGACGTATAGCTACATCCAGAAGAAGCTTCCGGCTGTGGCTGCTTTTCGTGCGCTGAATGCGGAGTACACCGCGAATCAGGCGACCGTTGAGAAGAAGACGGCTGACCTGAAAATCTTCGGCGGCAAGTTCCAGATTGACCGTGTGCTGAAGGCTGCGGAAGGCCCGTACAACAACATGGCCTATCAGATTCGCGAGAAGGTGCTTGCTGCGATCAGCCTGTTCCATTACACGCTTGTCAACGGCAACGCTACCACGGCGACCACCGAGTTTGACGGCCTTGACAAGATGCTTACCGGCACTACGTCTGAGTTCAACACCGGCACCGGTTCTGCTATCGACATCAGCACCATGACCGCCCTGAAGAGCAATGCGGATCAGCTCTATGAGCAGATTCAGCTTCTCATCAAGAACACCAATGCTGACGCCCTGCTGATGAACAGCTCCATGATTGCCAAGGTGCAGACGATGGCGCGTATTCTCGGCTACAAGACCGAATCCGAAGAAGCTTTTGGCCGTAAGGTCACGTCTATGGACGGTGTGCGCTTCATGGACTTGGGCAAGCACTACACGGTTTCCGACACCACCGTCACCGGCAACGACTGTGTGAAGGCAGGTATCAGCCGCAACATTGGTGCTTCCAATGCCGCCGTCACCGGCCTGACGGACATCTATGCCGTCAAGTTTGACGTCATGGACGGCTTCCACGCTGCATCCCTGACCGGCAACAGCGCCATTCGTCAGTATCTCCCCGACTTCAACGCGCCCGGCGCTGTGAAGGACGGCGAAGTTGAAATGGTCGCTGCGACTGTGCTGAAGAACACCGCCCACGCTGGCGTTCTCCGCAACATCAAGATTGCGTAAGCAAAGAAAGGATGAATAACAAAATGGCAGCAAAGAAAACGAAAAAAGTCACCGGCTACGAAATCAAGGTGGTTACCAATCCCGGCTTCTGCGGCATCGACGCTGGCGGCGTCCAGTTTTCCTACGGCAAGGCGCAGATTACGGAAGGCCGCATGGTCGAGTGGTTTCGTGAGCATGAAGGCTATGAAGTGACCGAAATCACGGTCGAGGAAGACGAAGCGCCCAATGCCCCGGAAGCGTAAGGCGGTGCGCTTATGTTAATGACCGTTGCCGAACTGCGGCAGTTTGTGACAACGGATGAAACGGATCAGGCGCTGGAAGCACGTCTTTCAGCGCTTGAGCTGCTTATCCGGGCATATACGAACAACAATTTTCAGGTTCGGGCTTTCCGGGCGGTTGCTGTGGCCGCTTCTTCCGGTCATCAGCTTGTGACTGCGGCAAACAATCCCTTCAAAGCCGGAGACACGTTGCAGATTACGGAATCCGAGTTGAACGCCGGGCTTGTCAACGTCAGAACATCTTCGGGCGGCATTATTACGGTCAAGGAAGAACTGTTTGACGAAAGCGGCGTTGTCATCACAAAGGTTGTCTATCCGATGGACATCAAGCTTGGCGTTGCTAATATGGTCAAATGGCAGCTCGACAACGGCGACAAGGTAGGCGTCCAGTCAGAGACGATCAGCCGCCATTCTGTGACGTATTTCAACATGGACGGGGATAATTCCACCATGGGCTTTCCTAAATCCCTGCTGGGCTTCCTGAAGCCTTATATGAAGGCTCGCTTTGGACAGGGGTTGAGAGTATGAAAGGCATAGGCGGCAATATCACAGCGGTCATTCAGATCGCCACAACCGCACAGAACGCCATTGGCGAGCAGGTCAAGACATGGGCAGACGCCCAAACGCTCAAAGGCTGGCTTGACCTGTCTGCCGGTGACAGCAAATATACGACCTACAATGCCAAGCTTCAGGAATCAACGCACGTTTTCATTGCTGACTATGTGGCGCTCGCGTCCGGCATCGCTGCGGAAAATTCCCGGATGGTTATCAACAGCAAAGTCTATGACGTGCTTCTGATTGATAATCCTATGGAGATGGGCAGCGGATCGCAGCTTGAAATTTATCTGAAGTTCACCGGGGGACAGTGAAATGTCTGTGCAATTTCAGGATTTCAGCATTCAGGTAAATGAAGCAGTTGATGAAAAAACCGTTCAGTTCCTTGAAGAAGCCGCTTCAGAAATCGAATCAGCCGCAAGGCGAAATTCCCGTGTCGCCAGCGGACAGTTGAAAGGCTCATGGAATCATCAAGTGAATGAATCGGCGAAAGAAGCCAAAGTCGGAAGTCCGCTGGAAAATGCCATATGGGAAGAGTTCGGCACGGGCGAATATGCCGCCCACGGGGACGGCAGAAAGGGCGGCTGGTCGTATCAGGACGATTCCGGGAATTGGCATCACACCAAAGGCAAAACGCCGAACCGGACGCTTCAGAGGGCGTTTGAAGGAACGAAAGCCGCGATCATCCGCAGAGCGAAGGAAATCTTTAAGGAGCTGGGCACATGACAACGAAACCGCTTGAAATCGTTTCTTCGGCCATGAAATCCCTTGGCATTGCCTACGGCTTCGGCTCTTACGCCGGGAACGCTGCCGGAAAGATCGTCTATCCTTATTTCGTGGGTGAGTACATCGAAAGCCCGCCGATGAATGAGGACGGACAGCAGACGGCAACGATCATGCTGACAGGCTTTCACCGGGGATCGTGGCTTGAGCTTGAAACGGCAAAAGCAAAAATTGAATCCTATTTTAACAAGGTGAGCGGAAAAACGGTCATGGCTGACGATGGTTCAGCCGTGGTCATTTTTTATGATTCAGCCTTGATTATCCCGAAAGAGGACGCCGAGCTGAAGAGCGTCCAGATCAATCTATCCGTGCAGGAATGGAGTGTGAAATAATATGGCTATTGCAGGAAAACACGGCGTGACCGAAAACACGCCGAAAAACATTCTTTTCGGTGCTGGCACGATCCACAAGGGGCTGAAATACACGTCCAATGCGTGGAACTTTGAAGCGTCCCTTGTCGGCGCTACTTCCGGCGGCTCTAAGCTTTCAATTATCCCGGAAATCACCAACATTGAGGTTGACGGTGTTCTTGTGAAAGCGAAGGGACTTGCCGCCAAGACCGGCGAGACCGCGAGCATGGAAGTCAACTTCATTGAGCTGACGAAAGACATCATCAAAGCGGCAACGTTCGGCACGGAAGGCACTTCCGCTGACGTTGCGAAGTATGACGTTATCGAAAGCAAGTCCAACATTGCCACGGGCGACTATTGGGAAAATATCGCCTTTGTCGGAAAGACGCTGGAAGGCGAAAACATCATCGCCATTCTGGATAATGCCCTTGTTACGTCCGGCTTTGAGCAGGAAGGCAAGAACAAGGAAGGCGCTGTCGGCAAGTATACCTTCGAGTGCTATGCCGAACTGACCGGCGAGCTGGACAAGCTTCCCTGGCATATCTACTATCCGAAGGCTACTTAAACGGAAAGGCAGGGGTCTCCCCTGCCTTTTTTCAACATCCTATAAAAATTCTGAAGGGGTTTTAATACATGACCGAAAAAACATACACGCTGCGAGGACTGACCGCCGAAGACGTTTTCCCGATGCTGAAGATCATTTCCGGCATCGGGCTAAAGGAATTCAAGGGTTGCTTTGAATCGGAAGAGCTGCGCACGGCAATTCGCGGCATGACCGCCGAAAAAGAAGATGGCGCAGAGGGCACGGAGATCGACACCACGGCGCTTGGGCTGATGGTTGCGGTCGATGTTGCGTCCGTCATCATCGCCAACGTTCCGAGGTGCAAGGATGACATTTACACGCTTCTTTCCGGGCTGTCCGGCATGAGCAAGAAAGAGATTGCCGCGCTGCCGATGAACGTTTTCCTTTCGATGATCGTTGATGTGGTCAAGAAAGAGGAATTCAAGGATTTTTTCGGGGATGTTGCCGGGCTGTTTCGCTAAACGACATCCGGTTTATTGACCTTCTGTTTCAACGATATTCAAGCCCGTTGATCCTTCTGGATCAAATGATAAAGACCGGACGGCTGGAAGAGTTCATTTCAGAGCTTGTGAACATCCGCAATGAAGAGCTTGAAGAGAAAGCAACGTGGGAATTTTGGCTGCACAAGGACTTTGAACGATCTTACGCCGAATGCCGCGATGCGATGAACCGTCAGCCGCCGAAAACCGCAACAAAAGAAGAGCTTGCCGCCATTGTGAAGCACACAATGGAAATGGATTTTGTGCCACCTGACGCATAATGCAGCCCCTATCTGCCCTATTTCAATTAGGGGGATAGCAACATGGAACTTTTCAAGCTGCTCGGCACGATTGCCGTTGACAACGCACAGGCGAAAGAAGCCATTGACGATACCGCGAACAAAGCGGAAGCCGGAAGCAAGAAAACCGATTCGTCTTTTAAGAAGATCGGCGAATCTGCGCTGAAAATCGGAAAATCCGTGCTGACTGCCGGTGCTGCTTTGGGCGGCGCATGGATAGCAGCAATCGAAAGTTCCAGAGAATATAGAACCGAAATGGGCAAGCTTGACACGGCCTTTGTCACGAACGGACATTCTTCCGAAGCGGCAAAAAAGACGTATCAGGACTTGCAAGCCGTCCTTGGCGATACGGACGTATCGGTTGAAGCTGCAAACCATCTTGCCGTAATGACGGATAACGAAAAGGATTTGCAGACATGGACGGACATTTGCACCGGCGTCTTTGCTACGTTCGGGGACAGCTTGCCCATTGAGGGCTTGACAGAAGCGGCTAACGAGACCGCGAAAACCGGACAGCTTACAGGCGGCCTTGTCGATGCGCTGAACTGGGCAGGAATCGGAGAAGAAGAGTTTCAGGCAAAACTTGACGCTTGCAGCACCGAGCAGGAGCGCCAGAAGCTCATTATGGACACGCTGAACGGCACATATAAGAAAGCGTCCGAGCAGTACAAAGAGACGAATAAAGACGTTATGGCGGCAAATAGAGCCAATGAAAAGCTATCGTCTGCCTTTGCCGAGCTTGGGCGCGTCGGCGAACCTATTTTGACCACCATCAAGAATAAGACCGCTGAAATGGTTGCCGCTGCTGTTCCCCTGCTCCAATCCATTATAACGAAAATAAAGGACATGATTAAATGGTTCAAGCAGAACAAAAGCACCGTGCAGGCATGGGCGGCGGGTATCCTTGCGGCAACGGTCACGGTTTCCGGGTTTGTCCTTGTGCTGAAGTGGGGCAGCATAATGAGCAAGGCCACGACCGCGCTGAAGCTTGTCACAGGCGGCGTGAAGGCGTTGAATCTGGCAATGAAGGCAAATATAATCGGGCTTATTGTCTCGCTTATTATCGGCCTTGTGGCGGCTTTCGTGTACCTTTGGAAAAACAACGAGGGCTTCCGCAACTTCTGGCTGAAGATGTGGGAGAAAATCAAGTCGGCAACATCGTCAGCGGTCGCGTGGATCAAAAACAAGTTTGGGGATTTGAAAAGCGCTGTTTCCAAGGTGAAGAACACCTTCGGCAACATTAAGGACGCCATTGCTGACAAGATCGAGGGAGCGCGGGACGCCGTAAAGAACGCCATTGACAAAATCAAGGGCTTCTTCCCTTTGAGTATCGGAAAGATTTTCAGCAACTTGAAAATCCCGAAGATCAGCGTGTCAGGCGGAAAAGCTCCTTTTGGCATCGCCGGAAAAGGCAAGCTTCCGAATTTTAATGTCAAGTGGAACGCCGAAGGCGGCATCCTTGACAAAGCAACAATCTTCGGGCGTGTGGGCGATACGTTGCTTGGCGGCGGCGAAGCCGGAGCGGAAGCCATAGCGCCCATTGATACGCTGCTGGATTATGTCCGGATAGCGGTAAGGGGCGAGAATGAGGGCGTCCGAAAAACGCTCATCGAGCAGACGCAGCTTTTAATTGATTTCCTTGCACGGTCTATGCCGCATGGTGTACGGCTTGATTCCGGCGTCCTTGTCGGAGAGCTTACACCGGCAATAGATATGCAGCTTTCGGATAGGTGGAATCATGCCCAGAGGGGCAACACAAGATAGAAGGTCACGTTTCCGGTGGCCTTCTTTTATTTTATCTTCACGGAAAGAAGGTGAAGGTCATTGGAATTATTTAAAATTTTCGGCAGAATCGCCGTGAACAACGAAGAAGCGCACAAAGAGCTTGACAACACAACGGGCAAGGCAAAAGAAGCAAGTGAAAAGATGGGAAAATTCTTTGGTTCTGTTGCAAAAACCGTTGGAAAAGCGTCTCTTGCAGCAATCGGCGCGGCAGCAACCGGAATCGCCGCACTTACAAAATCAGCGGTTGAAAACTATGCCGAATATGAACAGCTTGTCGGCGGCGTGGAAACGCTTTTCAAGGATAGCAGCGCGAAAGTCCTTGAATATGCAAACAACGCCTACAAGACCGCTGGACTGTCTGCCAATGACTACATGGAGACGGTCACAAGCTTTTCTGCGTCCCTGCTTCAGTCTTTGGGCGGTGACACGGAAAAAGCGGCAGAGATCGGCAACATGGCAGTCATTGATATGTCGGACAACGCAAACAAGATGGGTTCAAGCATGGAATCCATTCAAAACGCCTATGCCGGTTTTGCAAAGCAGAACTATACCATGCTGGACAACCTGAAGCTCGGTTATGGCGGAACAAAAGAGGAAATGCAGCGCCTGATTGACGATGCAAACGCATTGAACAAGGCGCAGGGCAACATGACGAAATACAGCATTGACAGTTATGCCGATATCGTCAACGCCATTCACGATGTGCAAACAGAAATGGGCGTCACCGGCACAACGGCGCTGGAAGCGTCCACGACCATTCAGGGCAGTCTTGCATCCACAAAAGCGGCGTGGGAAAACTGGCTGACCGGCACGGGAAGCGTTGACGCGCTTGTCGGAACAGTCGTTAATTCTGCCGGACTTCTCGCAAAGGCTATCGGCGACATTCTGCCGAGCCTGACAACGGGCATATCGCAGCTTGTAGCGCAGCTTGCGCCGGAGATTCCGCCTCTTATCAATCAGCTTTTGCCGAGCATCATAACAAGCATCACAACGCTGATTGACAGCATCGGCGGTCAGCTTCCGGCGATCCTTGCAACCATTTTGCCGGTCATCACGCAAACCGCGCCGCAGATCATCAACACACTTATTACGGCGCTGATTTCCAGCTTGCCGATCATCGTATCGTCCGCCGGTCAGCTTATCCTTGCTCTGGCAGCGGGCATTTCACAGAGCCTTCCGACGCTGATTCCGACAATCGTTGATGTCGTTTTGCAGATCGTGATGACGCTTGTAGAAAATGTCAACCTTCTTGTTGATGCGGCGGTCGATCTTATTTCCGCGCTGGCGGAAGGTCTTATCGCTGCGCTGCCGATTCTGATTGCGCAAGCGCCGACGATCATTTCAAGGCTGGTGCAGGAACTGATCGCAGCCGCGCCGCAGCTCCTGTTGTCGGCGGCTGAAATCGTCGTGCAGATCGTTTCCGGCATCGCCGACAACCTTTTCGCACTTGGCAAATCTGCTGGTGAGATCATAACGACCATTGTTGAAGGCATTGGCGAAATGTGGGGAAGCCTTGTTGGTGTAGGCTCGCAGGTCGTGGCCAAAATCCGCGAAGGAATTTCCAACGCATGGCAGGGGCTGAAAAACTGGTTCAAAGGAATTTGGGACGGACTGTTCGGCAATCTCAATGTCGATGTTAACGTCAATGGCAACAACAACACCGGTGGCGGCGGTGGCGGCGGCGGTAAACAATACGATCAGACTGGTATGTCCGGCGCAAAAGGATTTGATTACATTCCGTATAACAACTTTCCGGCAATTCTGCACGAAGGCGAAGCAGTGCTGACTGCATCCGAAGCCGACGCATGGCGCAAGGGCAACGGCGGCGCTGGAAACGGCATTGTTATCAATCAGTACATCAACGCACCGGCGCAGACGCCCGTTCAGCTTGCGAGCGCAACGGCGGCTTACTTTGAACAGGCGAGGTGGGCAATTTGAATTTCAACAATCTTTCCAAACTGTTCCGCTACATCAACGACAACGGCGACAGTATCACGTTTGACTATGCCGGGGGCTTTTTAATCAATAAGCCTTCCGGCATTGACACACTGTCCATCAATCTGTCACAGGCGCAGGGCATCGATCAGGTAGGCGCGACGATCCAAAGCACCAACATCCAACCGCGCCCGGTCACGATCACAGGCTATCTTGTCGGCGATATGCAGACGGAGAACAAGGAAAAGCTTCTGTCCGTTGTTCGTCCCGATCTCGGCGGCAAGCTGTATGCGGATGACTATTATCTGTCCGTCTATCCGACAGCAACGCCGACGATTGAGCCGAAGCGACAGCTTGCGCAGTTTCAGCTTTCGCTTCTGGCTGCGTATCCGTATTGGTGCAAGGATGACAGCGCAAGCGCCACGCTTTCCGGCGTTCAGAAATATTTCCGGCTGCCATGCAATTTTTCAAAGACGTATCGCTTCGGTTCGCTAATGCAGACGCAGTTCATGAACGTTGCGAACCGTGGGCAAGTGCCTATTCCCTACACGGCAACCTTTGTCGCAAAGGGAGAAGTCACAAACCCAAAGATCACGAACGCCACAACCGGAAAATTCCTGCTTATCAAGAAAACGCTTGTCAGCGGGGAAAGGCTGGTCGTCGAGATCACGCACGAAAGAACCTATGTAACGTCATCCGTGGACGGAGACTGCCGGGGCGCTTTGAGCCTGTCAAGCAATTTGTTCCGGCTGGATGTTGGTGATAACGTTCTGAAGCCGGAAGCTGCGTCCGGACTGGAAAACCTTCAGGTGGACGTTGACTTTGCAACGGAGATTGTGGGGATCGCGCTATGAGCCTTGAAATCTATCCTTCGGACTTCTCCACGCGCTATGAGCTGAAACACGCCGTTTCCGTTCAAATGTCCGTCTACTACAACGACATCGGCAAGCTGACCGTTGTTGCGCAGGTCAATGATTACAACATCAAGGCGCTTCAGGTCGGCAATATGCTTTTCGACACGGAAAGAAACGTAACGTATATCATTGTCAACACAAAGCACGACACGGATCAAAGCCGAATCACGGCGAACGGATACACGGCAAACTGGTTGCTGAATAAGCGCTGCATCGCGTCAGAAAATCGCCTGACAACGCTGGAAAGCGGCGTGTATGCGCTTATAAATGCGAATCTGCGGAATATGTCGCGCATTGCTACGGCAGCGGCTACGGGGCTTACAGAAGCCACAGACGCAATCCTGCACGGCGGTCAGCTTTTGGATGAGATCATGCCGTATCTGGAAGAAGCCGGACTTGGTCAAAAAATGGTGTGGGACGCCGAAACGCTTTCCCACACCTTCCAAATCTACAAAGGCGCAGACCTGACGGCTGGCATCCATGCGGTTGTTTTCTCGGAAGAGCAAGGCACGGCGCAGGAGCTTGTCATCAATGACGATGATTCGACGCTGAAAAACTTTGCTTATGCAGCGGGAACACTGAAAAACGATGTTGCTTTTGTTGAAGAGGTCGGCACAGCAACCGGCGACACACGCCGCGAAGTCTGGTTCGATACGAACGTCCGGCAGGAAGACGAAGAAAGCGCGGACGATTGCAAGGCACGGGCGCGAGCCTACGCCACAATGGAGCTGGGCAAGCGCATACGGCGCAAATCCTTTTCCGTTGCGATTGACAGCGCAGACCTTGGCGTTGCCTACAATCTCGGTGACATCGTTTCCTGCGTCTCCGTCCGCTTCGGCGTTTCATTCAATGCCCGTATTACAGGCGTCAAGTACAAAATGGACGCAAACAGCACAAGCACCGAAATTGTTCTCGGTGATCCAATATTAACTGCTTTAGGGGAGATGAAATTAAATGGCTGAAATCAAGAGTTTCCCGAACAATCAGGATGAATACAGCGGCGCGGAAGACGTTATGCGCTGGCTGCACGGCAGAACATCCGGCGTTTTTGCCGCGTCAGGAAATGCGGCGGTTGCCGCGCTTGCAACGCCGGGAATGGCTGTCACGGTCTCGGACGGCACGGGCTGGATGGCGAACGCAAACAATGACGGCGTTGTCTGGTGGAATGACACCGAGAGCGTGAGCGGCGCGAAGTTGCAGCTTGCCATTGACGCGGCGGACGGCGTTCTGAACCGTATTGACCGCGTTATTGTGGAATGGAAAACCACAAACTACGTTGACCGCCCGGAAATTAAAATCCTGAAAGGCACGGCATCCAGCACGGCGGCAGCTCCGGCACTGACCAACAGCGGAACGAAGCGGCAGATCAGCCTTGCGCAGATTGCCGTTGCTGCCGGTACGACCGCGATCACGGCTTCCATGATTACGGATGAACGGCAAAACCCGGACGTCTGCGGCCTTGTGACCGACACGTTGAGCATCGACACAAGCGTCATCAACGCACAGTTCACCGAGCTGCTTGCGCAGCTTCGCGCCGCCATCGAACAGGCGGCAAGCGGGCAGATCGCGGACGGATCGATCACAACGCCCAAATATGCCAACAAGTCCGTCACTGCCGAAAAGCTTGCTGACAATATCCCGTATACGAAGTTCGGCCTTGCCGCCGATCAGGTGCGGCACATTTACGCCGGAACGACGGAGCCGTCCGCCGATCTCGGCAGCGACGGGGATATCTATCTCATGTATTCGGAGTGAGGTGAGCGGGATGGCATGGAGCAAAACAGCGCCAGAACTGCCGAACGGCAGCGCGTGGGAGCAGACGATCACAAAGACAAACTTTTTTGAGCAGAACTGGTTTGTACTGAGCGGCGAATACTC